CCTACAGGCTACAGAATGGTACTAAACCTGTATGTGTTCGAGCATTGCTCGCATCGCGAAATAGCCAATAAGTTAGGCATCAAAGAGAGTTCATCCTCCTCACAGCTGTCGAGAGCGCGACAGATACTCACCCAAATGATAACAGATTACATCAAACGACACGAGATATGAAGCAAGAAGAATGGGCCGAAAGGCTTAACAACCACCTGAAGGACTACCACCAGGAGACAACACGCGACTTGTGGGAGGGCATTGAGGCTTCGCTCGATAAGCAGGCTAAAGGTCAGACGCGCCACATAGCCCTGCGTCGTTGGATGATGGCAGCTGCTATCATTGGTGTGCTGTTTGGTGGTGCCTATCTGATGTGGAACAACGAGCCCATACAGCCACAAGTGGCACAGGTTAAGGCTACCAATCATGCCGATAAGGAAGAAGCGCCCGTAGCCACCCAAGCAGATATTACCCCAGATGCAGCAGTAAAGGCTCCAGAGAAACTAGTTGCTCAGGTAGTAACAGCAGCAAAAGCAGTTACACAGATAGCAGAAACAGCTATGCAAACAGAAAGCGAAGTTCCTGAACCTACAGAGAAGGCCACACAGCCCGATGAAACGGCTAACAAGCCCAAGGAAGATACACCAAGTCCACAGATACACCAGGAAGTGCGCCTTATGTCACAAGCGGAGCTTATGCGCATCACTATTCTACAACTGAACAAGTAATCGGAACGTGGATTGATGGAAGTACGCTGTATGAACGTACACTCAGTGTACAGAACAATTCTGCAACAAGTGGAACGATAGAAATTCCTTTAAGTGATATTAATGATGTGACAAAAGTTGAGGGTTTTTCCACTGACACTTCCTATAACAGAGTTATTCCACTCGCTTATCGCAGTCATATTGACAGCTATATTACTGAAACGATATGTGCATTCTATAACAAATCAACAGAAAAGCTAGTTGTACGCTGGCAAGGCATTGATTTTGGCACTGCATATATAACTATACAATACACTAAAACATCATAAAGTAATTTGGAATAAAGTGAATTAAAGCAAATAACTTTTCATTTAAAACAAATAAAGGAGGCAAATATGAAGAACAAAGGCATATTTACGAAAGAATGGTTTGTTGCAAGCGGTATTAGAGCGGTTCGCACGATTGCTCAAACGGCTATTGCAACCATAGGCACAAGCGCAGTAATGAGCGAAGTTAATTGGCTTATGGTATTATCGGCTAGCTTATTAAGCGGTATTCTGTCAATGCTCACTAGTATCGCAGGACTTCCAGAGGTGAAAGAATGATTGATGTGAATTTACTTATTGCAGTCGGTGGAATTGCTATTACGCTTATTTTTAGCATACTAACACAGAATAGAGCTAGCAAGAACAGCGTGAAAGATGAAATACAGCAGGCAAAGGCAGAGGCTCAAAAGCAGGCAAGAGTAGAAAGCAAGCTTGATGAAATAAGCTCCGACACGAAGGACATTAAATCGGATTTAAGAAATGTTAAGTCTGACATTAGTTCAATTAATGAGCGCTTGATTATCGTGGAACAGAGTACGAAGAGCGCACATAAGCGTATAGATAGCATACAGAAAGGAGAGGTAGATGAAGCAGATTAAAACATATATTGCCGAGGCTCTGTCATCAGAACGTGGCACGAAGCAGGGCAAAAAAGGCGACCAAAAGGGCGGCAGGGAAGTCAAGATATCAGAATTTCGTGATTTCGGGTTTACAAAGGTATACAGATTTAAAAACGTAAAAGCTGGCATCTTATGTGCGAAAAAGGCGATTAAGATTGCAGAATCCGATTTAGTGGGATATTCGCAGGCGCTCGACAGTAATGGACGTGTGTCTCTGTATGATGAATTGGAGCGTGTCGGATTTATCGCAGGAAATATCGAAAACCCAGTTAATACAGACTGCTCCGCTATGGCGGCAGCTTGTGTGTCGGCAGTTTCTGAACAGTTCGGCGCTTCCTACAAGATAAACAAGTGGAGCGCAAGCGGCAACATTGGTGTTAATCTTATGCTCACGAATCACTTTAAGTGCCTTAATGGACTTTATTACAGAAAGCGTCCTGAGCTTCTCCGTGAAGGTGATATTCTCGTGGCTCCTTGCAAACATGTTGCAATCGTGGTGTACAGAAAATAAAAAGGGCAAAAAAAAGGCAAAAAAAAAACCAAAATTGGTTCTAAGCGCACAAGCCATTTTTACAGAAATGCTGATTTTAAGCCACTTCTGACGATATCCAAACATAATGATAAACCCATTTATAAAAATGATGGTTTTATAATACTTGTTCTGTAATGTTGATGAATAGCGTGTTGTAGCGATTACCCTCGTATGAAAGGGCAAAATTAGGGCAAAATAAATGTAAAAGGGCATCATCTCGTGATGAGGTGGTGCTCTTATTTTTTTGAAAAATTTTTAAAAAAGTGCTTGACTTTGTGATAACATTGTGATAATATATAATCACAACAAAGAAATACCAAACAACAAACAAATATCAAGGAGGACAAAAATATGAAGTGGAATGAGAGAACATACGAAGAGAAGGTTGAGTACTTCGCACAGCAGATTAATGAGTGGAAGAACAGAACAAAAGGTTATGAGGCAAAGGAGCTTGCAGAATATATCGCAAACGACCTCGAATATGCGGTAACAAGCGACGGTGAAGATGACAATGAGAGAGAAACATTTGACCTCGACAATTGGGATTTAGAGGACTACGAACAGAAGTTTCTGAAAGAGAACTACAAGTTCCAGCTTTGGACTAAAAGCAACGGTGACGAATTTTTAATCAGCGTATACAAGGACAAGAACGAGGCCATTAAGGCGGCTTGGGAGCTTTATAGTGACAGAGGCGACGAAGATGCAGAAATCAGAGTGTACGTAAATGACACCGATTATGACACCGTACAGTACAGATTAGACATCGAAGTTGACCACCACTCAAAGTCAAAGGGATATACACAGCCGGTCGATATGATTCACAAGTGCATCCTTATTGACAAGGAAGACCTTAAAACTGACCTTGATTCTGAAAAAGAAGCATATATGGAAGAATGGGCAGAGGAAGAGGACGACGACATCTATTTTTACTGGAAGCTTGAAGATGGTTACACCATTCCAGCGCCTTGCAGCTACGTTGAGGGGGTTATGAATGACGAACCTGACACTAATTACTAATAGGAGGCACACATGGCAAAGGACACATATATCCGTTTCAGAATTTCCAACATTAAGAAGGACAAGCTCCAAGCGATTGCTGATAAAAACGGAGAATCAATGACATATATTCTCGAGAAGCTCATTGATAAGTATATCGAGGACAATGAGAACAATAAGAAATAAAATAAAGGGGTAGGCTTTGGCGGCTTACCCCACTTTTTATTTGCGTTCGTCATATTCCTCCCTTCTGAAGAAATATTGATAATTTGGTAAATTTTAGTTGCGTATTGATCAAGTTTGTGATACAATAATAAGTGGAGGGCGGCTTAATTCACCGCTCTACTAATAAAAATATTTAACATATTATTACTTATGTTTGTTCAAAATATTTTTATTACTGGCGTATAATGTACTGTAAGACATTAAAACTTACAGAGTTGATAACTAATAATCATTCGTGACTGCCTAGCTAAACAGGCGCTAGGCAACATTAAGATTTTTCTGAGTAATATTGGGTGCGGCGATAAAGGTCGCACCTCATATTTGAGCTACCCCCGCGGAAGTGAGCCTCGCATATAGCGTTTTTCCAATCCTTGATTAAAAATGTTTATAGCACTTTCAACTACCATACAAAAACATCACTTCCGCGTTAATTAGACCTCATATTCACCTTTTAAATATATATTGTGTTTTCGGACATCTTTATTTTACTTCCACGAGAACACCTCCTTGTACCCCGATCAGCTTTGGTCGGGGTCCTTTTTTGTTTGCGCTGAAATAAATTCTGCGTAATTGATTAATATGACAAAAAGCAACAAAAAAAATTGTTGTACAACAACAAAAAAAATTGTTGACATTGAGACAACATTGTGATATGATGTCCTTGTTGACGGAGATGCAACAAAATATTTTCAGAAAGGAGAATGTATGACTGACACGTTAAAGTTAAAGCAGATTCTGTTGGAAAAGGGCATCACGATCAGGGAGCTGGCAGTTCTTACCGGAATCAAAGTTCAGCCCTTATCCAACAAAATCAACAATGTCACAGAGTTCACGCAAAGTGAGCTTCTAGCGATTCAGAATGCGCTGAATCTGTCTAATAAGCAGATGCACGAGATTTTTCTTGTTGAAAAAGTTGACTGACAGGCAATAAGGAGGTGTTAAAAATGGAATGTTGTGCGAGATGTGGGCGCAAGTTCGAGAAGAATGATTTGATGTATGAGCAGTTCATCCAGGATGAAAAAACAAACCGCCCGGTTTGGAGCGGAAAATATATCTGTGATGAATGCGTGGATCAGATGAACCAGGAAGAAATGGCAAAGGAATTCTGTTTCACACAGAATGACATCGAGGATTCACTCAGAGAAACACTGTATACCAATTATTCGAGAAGATTCAAGGATTAAGGAGGCGCTTATGTATAAATGCTGCAAATGCGGTCGCTCAATCAATGTCGGAGATAAGTATTTCGACCTTAACGCTGATAAGCCTTGGGAGACTGTCGAGATGTGTCCGGTGTGCGTGAAGGAGCTTGACAAAGATGCGCTTATTGAGATGTTTGACATTGACAGAGACAAGCTGCTTGAAATGATTGATGATTTGTTTTCCCTTGTTAGAACAATTTAGGAGGTGTTTATGATGTTTACATTTTCATTGTTTGAGTTGATTTGGATGATTGGCGCAAGTCTGATGATTGGCTGTGGTTTGATGAAATGGGCATGCGATGCAGATGAAAGAGAACGCAGAGAATTGAAGCGTCAGAACAGAGAAATGCGTGCAGAATTGAGGAAACTCACTAATGGAGATTGATTCAAGGATTAGATTTAATTTGTCAGAACCGAATCTTCCGGAAGAGGAACGCATATTTATTCCACCGGATTTAATCGATTATTTTCTGATAAACAAAAACATTCAATCAGCTTATGTTCTGTTAAGGCTCAACGGATATTCACACGAAAGCGCAAGGACTAGACTTAATCTGTTCGGAATCTCCACCGCAAAGCTTGACGCGGTCGGAATACGTGAGAATCCGTATGAAGTGCCGGCAGAGCAGAAAAACGAAGATTCTGAAAAGAAAAAAGAAGCTAGCACACCCAAAAGAAGGATTGATTTACCAAAGCTTCGAGCGTTAATCAATGCGAAAAAGAGCTATGCTTTCATTCGTTCAGAATTTTTCGGATATTCAGAAGCTCAACTCAAAGCGGCAATCAAGGAAGTAATGTCGCCGGAATGGAAACAACCAGCTTATGAGGATGAAAAGGAGGATAAGTATGATTAAGGAATATGAGGATGCGTGGGCGCTTGGAATACAGTACAACGAGGCATTGAATGAATACAATTCTGAACCAAGTGAAGATAATTATCTCACCATGGCAGAATTAAAAGAGCGCCTCGAACACGCAATATTAGAGGAAGAAAGCGAGGAATACACATGACACCATACAGAACAGTCACTCAATTAATGAGCATTTTGCAGATTTCTCGTAATAAGGTTTATGACATCATCAGAGATATGCAGAAGTCGGAGAGATACAGCTGTCTTGATATTCTGATAAGCGATAAAATCACACGTGTCAATCTTTGCGCGGTGCTTGACTACTTCATGTATATTTCGGCAAAAAGTCGCGGAACCGAGCCAGCGCCCTACGATGCAAAGAAGATGGCTGAACTTACAGCTCCGATTATTCTGGTAGAAAATTGGAAGCTCATTCAGAAAGCGAGAGAGGAAGGTGTTGACCTTGAAGAATGATAGGTTTTTCAGAAGAAACAATAAGTTGAGGGTGTTTCTGAAAGAATTGATTGGCGATGTGATTGTGTGTTCCATTGTGGGCGCACTGATGATTTTGATTTTGATGTTTCTGAGAACAAAAGGACTGTATTAAGGAGGTAAGAATATGAGAGGAAATTATGACGGAAAGACCGCCGATGAAGTAAGAGAAGATTTGAGAAAAGTAATCAGAGCCGCCAAGGAAGTGCGTGACAGTTCGTATGACTTCAACGACAAATATGACGAGCTTCTCCGCTACGGTGTTTACTATGCAAAAGACACATTCAAGGAAGAGCGTGACGAGAGAAGAAAAGAGCGCATCAAGCTTAATATGTATGATGTGCGCGAACTCGCAAAAATTCTCGGTAAGAAGGTGTATTACAAAAATGATGGCACAGATAAGTTTCCGTGGAGAGGATATCTCTATTTTGAGGATGCGGTAATTGAATCGTGTTATGCGAGCAAGGACTTAAAGGAGGAAGACATCAATGGCTAATTTTACGTTGTACGAACTCACCGAGGAAGCAAGAGAGCTTCAGGACATGATTGAAGAATATCCTCTGGAGACATTTTCTGATACGATTGAAAGTCTTCAGCTGATGATTGAGGATAAGGCTGACAGCTATGCGGCAGTCAATCAGAACATCACGAATGAAATTTCAGCGCTCAAAGCAGAAGAAGAAAGATTGAGAGCACGCAGAAATGCACTCGAGCGCAATCAGCTCCGTTTAATGAAAGCAATCAGAGAAGCGATGAATGCACTCGGCAAGACCAAGATTAAGACGGAGAAGTTCACGTTTTCTGTATCAAAAAATGGCGGTTTGCAGCCGATTAAGGTTGATGCGGAGAAGCTGCCGGATAAGTTCAAAAAGGTGATTATGGAGCCGGACAGCGACCGTATCAGAGAGGCGATTAAAGCAGGCGAAACAATTCCAGGCGTTGAGGTGTTGCCACGTGGAGAGCATTTAACGATAAAGTAATTTAATTAAAGGACAAGGAGGTGCAAACAATGCTGTATTACGAAAATCTTTTATTTTCGCTTTATGAAATCAAGGAATATGCGGAGCTTATGAACAAATATGTCAAAGATGAGAACATCACCTCTAACAATGTTCAGAATTTCACATCTAGAATCATAGAGCACGCAAAGGCGGCTATTAGCGAAGTGAAAAGCAGAATGACAGTTGAAGATCTTGCGATCAAGAAGGCCTTTGAGGAAGTTCAAAGAAGAGAAAACACAGGCGAAGAGGAGGAAGAAACATGATTATTGGAATTATGGGTGAATCCGGAGCCGGCAAGACAACATCGCTTAGGAACTTGAATCCGGCAGAGACATTTTATATTGATTGCGATAAGAAAGGACTCAGCTGGAAAGGCTGGAAGAAGCAGTATAATTCTGAAAACAAGAACTATGTCACGACCGACGAACAGGCGAAAGTGTTAGCCCTGTTAAAGGGAATCAATGATAAGTGTCCAAAGATTCATTATGTTGTGGTCGACACGCTTAATGGAATAATGGTCGCTGATGAGATGCGCCGCAGTAAGGAGAAAGGGTATATATAAATCATGCTCTTGTAAAACCCCGTGAACTGCTGGAAACTCCTTAGAGCTTCAAGTACCAAAGGGTAAAAACCTTGAAGATTGGACAATCAGCAACCAAGCTTCTGTTGAAACACAGAAGAAGGCTCAACGACTATCGAAAGCAAAGACAAACCTTAGTTAGTAGAGTAGATTTTTATAAAAATCGAAGTGCGGGGGTTGGCTTCCCTTCAAGGCATTTCGTTTTGGAGGTTAAAATGAACAAAAAAGCATTAAAAGAATATCGAGTATGGAGAGGAATGAAATCGCGCTGCTATTCGCCAAGTCAAACAAAAGGATATTACAAAGAAGACAATATTCAAGTTTGCGAAAGATGGAGAAACAGTTTTGAAAATTTCATTGAAGATATGGGAATGATGCCCGATGAAAATTACTCGATAGAACGAATCGATTACACAAAAGATTATTGCCCGGAAAATTGTAAATGGATATTACAGAAAGAACAACCTAAAAACAGAAGAAATGTTTTGATTTACACTTATGACGGAAAATCGATGATATTAAAAGATTGGGCAAGATTTTTTGGTATAAATTATTCCACCCTTCACAAAAAGATTAAAAAAGGCATACCGTTTGAACAGGCGATAATAAAAGACCCCTACAAAAGATTAGTTGAAATCAACGGAGAAAAGAAGACTGTTTCTGAATGGTGCGAATTTTATAATCTAAATAAAGGTGATGTTTATTCAAGAATACACAGAGGATGGAGTAAAGAAGATGCTTTGTTAAAAAGTCAACAAGATATAGTCCAGCGTTAGATGAGAATTTAACGGTTTTGATGACAAATGGGTTGATCTCGCGGCTTCTGTGTACGAAATCGTAGACTATGCGTTAACAGTGCGTGATGATTTAACGGTCATATTCCTCTGTCATACTCAGACGGAACACACAGACGACGGCTTCACGTTCACGCATATTAAGACCAGCGGAAAGAAGCTCGATAAGATTGTTCTGGAATCAAAATTTCCGGTTGTGCTTCACGCGAAGGTGATTGATGGAGAACATAAGTTCGAAACGAGGGCGGATTTCTCGACCGCCAAAACACCGCTAGGCGCATTCGATGAGCAGTATATCGAAAATGACATCACGAAAGTTTTAGAAGCATTAAAAGAATATTAATTTTATTACAGAAAAGGAGAACAACATTATGAAAGCAAGAAAGAGTTATGAGACAGCAACAGTTATTAGTGACAGCAGAATCGTACCAGGTGTTTACATTGGAAAGATACTCGGTGCAGAGGATGTGACCGGCACATCAAAGAAGGGCAAGTCCTACGAATATCTGAAGATTTCAGTTGATGTCACAGAGGGTGACTATAAGGACTATTACGCTAACGATTACAGAAGCCAGACCGGCGACAAGAAGTGGTGGAAGGGTTCTGTATCAGTATTCGTTCCGAACGATGACGGCAGCGAGGAAGACGGAAGAACCGCAAACAAGTTTAAGACAACAATGAGTAAGATTGAGGAATCGAACAAGGGCTACACTTGGAACTGGGATGAGAAAACTCTGAAGAATAAGGTTGTCGGATTTGCAGTTCGCCGCAGAGAATATGAGCCAGGGAAGTTCGCAACAGAGGTCAGCGCCATTCTTAGCGTTGACGAAGTGCGTAAGGGCACATATTGGAAGGGATATTTGGCAGACAGGCTTCTTAAAGGCGGCAGCGCATCAAGCAGTTCTGAATCAAAAGCAGACGCTGATGGATTCGTAAACCTTGCGGCTGGTCTTGCATCGGAATTGCCATTTAATTGATGACACCTTCTGAAATAAACAAAGTCATCGATTCAATGAAGCTTTTGGTTGACACCAGGGAGCAACCTACTCAGCGCTTTAAAGATAGGGTGGAGGCGATAGCTCTGCCTTATCTAAGGCGCAAGTTGGATGTTGGAGATTATTCCACAGAATTTGATATTCCGACAAATTCTGAACAAACAATCACAATCGACTTCTCGAAAATGGTGGCGATCGAACGCAAAATGAACATCGATGAATTAGCCATGTGCTTAACTTCTGAAAGAAAAAGATTTACGGCAGAGTTTGACAGAGCTTCTGAGCAGAAAATAAAGATGTATCTGCTCGTAGAGAATGCGAGCTGGGAGAAGATCATCAATCACTCGTATCGTTCTCAGATGGAACCGAATGCACTGATTGGATCCTTATGCTCATTTCTGAGCAAATACAATATGCAGCTTATTTTTTGCAGAGATGTTTCGACGACACCGCAGCTGATGAGAAAGATCCTGACGCACGAAGTGAGAACCTGGCTTGAATTAGAGTATGAATTATTCGGATAAGGAGTATCAGTTTTGAAGAATAAAGAACTAATGAGCGCCATCACATTGTATAGATCGCAATATGAGGCAATAATGAAGCTCCCTGATCCGGATTTTAGGATCATCACAGGAGCAATTCTGAAATATGCATTTGATGGTGAAATGCCCAAAGATTTAACCATATTACAGCTGGCTGTTTTCGATATGTGCAAGGGTAACGTTGACAAGTCAAATGAGCGCAGAAGGCTGAAAGCAGAGCTTAACAGAAAATATTATGAAAGTAAAAAGCAAGAAAAAATTCAGACACATTCAGACACTTTAAGACACATTCAGACACATTCATCCCACAATGAGAATGAGAATGAGAATGAGAATGTAAACGAGAACGAGAATAATATATATAATAACTCTCTCGGCGAGAGTGAGAATTTTTTAAAAAAAATTTTTAAGTGGCATAACGAATGGAATGATCCGGAAGGAGTTGTCGAGCCGGAAGGATATGCCTTGTATGTCGAAGCCAACAACCTCCCAAAGACCAAGAAATATTTCGAGAGTTATTGTTACAATGTTAAGAAATTAAGGAAAAAGAAGAAGACAGAGAAAAAGGAGGAGGAAAAAGTCGCTCCTGAGGTGGAAGCTCCCAGAATGAGCGGCGAAGAATGGTTGAAGATGATGCAGGAAGGGGATGAG